GTCAGTAGATCATCTAGAGGCTGTGGTTCGGCTCCACAATTTAATGATTTTAATCTACGCCTTATAGAAACGGGGATGCCATCCGCTCTTTGCGGCCCCTTCAGTTCTTTCACGTTAATAGGTACCCTTTATACTCGGGATTTTAGAACGACCCGTATGGACTTAGTAAGCAGACTGCATCAATGATGTAACGTTCGCAACAAGCGAAGCGTTGACAATTAACGCCCAAGTAATCGTCGCCGTCGTTCCATAGTAGAACGATGAGAGGGAACCGCCAAACGGTTGGAGTGCCGCCTCAAGCGTCGAAAACATCAAAATGGTCTGGCCACCTGCACCTGAAGTGTTGTCGTACACCTTGATGTAGAACGTGAAGCCGTCATCGACTGTGACTGCTGTATCAATGTCGTCCTTATACAGGAGAAGGTTCGACAAAGTCACGTTGGTCCAAGTGTTGATTGTGGTGGAAGCAGTTGCGCAAGTTACGCACTTGTAAACATCACCATTCGAAAAACCTGTTGGCACACCTGCCGTAAGGTTCGAAATATCATTCCCACGGATGATGGGAGAGGGCTGCGTTGAGCCTGAAGTAACCGCCCTGGCGGCTTCTCCGATGGTGAAGTTGTTCCACTGACCCCGAGAGATAGGCAACGTACCTGCTCTCGGGTTCACCGACATTTCTTTGAAGGAGATGTCGTAATCAACCAAGATGTAGCCTGGGCTACTAGTGGTGTTCGTCTTTGAAAACAGAAAAACACTCCCCGCCGCGTCTTCATTCAGATCGGCGTTCATGCCGTACAGAGTGGATTTCCAGTCCTTGACCGGGTCCACCTGCAACGAATGATTGGTCCATTGAGGTCCAATAATAGTGAGCGGATCACTCAAGACGTATGGCAGGAAGGAGTTGTTGCTGTAATCACACAATGGCGCTTTGCGATCTCTCTCATAATAAAAGAGAACATCACCTGCTTGCGAAGTTGGGCTGCTCGTAATATAGTGCACTACGAGCTTGTTCACCTTGAAATTGGCGAACATCTGGCAATAGTTGCGCAGAACCGAACTTGGAAGCACCGCTGGGGTTATGGGCATTCCGCCTACCAACTCCCAGTTGGTTAAAGTTGAAGCTGTTCCTTTAAGAGAAAAAGCAAAATCGCGGCCAACGACGCGAGCGCCACCAGAGAAATTCGTGACTCGAGGCTGAGAGCCTCTAATCGAGTTTCCAATCGCGACAGGCGCCGTATTAATTGCTGAGATAGGTCCAAAGCGCGTGACCGCCTTCCGAGCCATCTTCTTAGCATTCTTGACCATTGTAGTAGTTCTTGTATAAGCTGATATAGAACCAGCTTGTCTCGTTTTACTCCACCGTCCACCGCCGGCTTCACTATCTCTAGTAGGGTGCCGGCTTTACCCTGTTCTTTCTTCGGAGTGGGTTAATGTGCCATGTAGGATCGTAACCATTGTATTGAATTACCGAACCATCTGGGATCAACATGTGTTGCACTCTGACTGGCTCTACCAAGTTAGCCAGAGCGTGGTGTGGTTGTATGGGCTCCAATAACGGGGCTACTTGCTTGCGCTTGTGCTTGCGCTTGACCCAATTGCCCGAAGGCAATTGTAAGCTGTCGCTATGGTCAGCGCTAACTCTCTGCGGCGAAGCAGCCGGTGGAACGGCACCCTGCGGTGCTCTATCCACAACGACCTTGAAAGGTCCCGAGTCATCATTCTGTGACTGCGGAACTCCTTTCTTAGCCTTTGGCGCCGGCATAGGATCTTTGTCCAAGATACCGACACCCTTTACAGCCGAGCGAGGATCTGACTTATAGTAGTCTTGAACTTCACGCAGTTCCTTCGCCAAGTGAGTCCCATTCAGACGCGCATTCATTTCAGCCAATCTTTCAATTCCAAACTTGAGAGCTCCAACGGGTCCGTAAGTTAAGACGTTCTGGCCTAATTTACTTGCGGAATCCCCAGCATAATTACCGTATTGAACGGCATTCGCTGCTAATTTTGGAAACGCTCCTGGTAGTTTGGAAGCGGCGTCATAATACAACTTATCCGCGGCTTCCCTGTGAGCTCGATCGGTCCATTTCGCATAGGCCGAATCGTGCAATCTGCTCAGCGCATCAAGCTCATTTAGAGTTGGTGCCCCACCAAATTCAACGCTGGTTTGCAACTTTCCATCTGACACATACGGGCCTGTGTAATTACCCAGGCTCGTCATTTTTGTTTCTTTTTACTCCCACCCTCCTCCGAACGCCAAGAACTGGCGGGACAAGTTTAGACGACATTCCGGGTCGGCGCTCCCGTTTACCAATCCATCGCTTCGTACCCCAGCTGTCGGTTTCGCAACTGTCGCATGCTGACTAGGTCGCTCAACCGAAACTGGTCTGGGTACTTGGTACGGAACTCAAGGAACATACGTTCGAAAAACCGGTAATGCTTCGCACTCCACCGCCAATTGGCCATATGGCTGACGAGTGCCTGTGGGAGATCCTCCGTCTTGGTTCTACGGAGATTCTCCACATGCTTGGTAAATCGAACGGGTTGGAACTTCCAGACGCCTGTGTCATCTTCTCGGGATATCGTTTGTGAGAAAAACTCGACATCGTCTGCCAAATTCTTCTTGACCTCAAACTCCCCGAGCGGAATCCCTAGCGAACGCGCTTGCTTGGCGTATTCTTCTAGGTCTACGTCGAGTTGCTGCAAGACGTCATCACCTCCAGCCACAATTGCTTTCGACAGAATTTCTTCGTCTGAGCAACCCATGCGCATGAGGATCAACGTGTTGACCACAATCTGCGCAATGGAGTTGGCGGCGATCGTCAAAAACCAGCCACTCTTCATGATTCCTCCCGCTTTTGAACGGAAGACAGAGCCGTCGGAGCAACGGTACTTGCTATCCTTGCTGACCTCATCAAAAGCCCCGGCTAGATCTCTTTGGAACTCTAGCCATGCTTCATCTGACATGTCAAGCGGCTGGATAGCCAACTCAAGTACAACGCGCTTCACGATCTCGAAAAGGTATTCATGGAACATGTAGTCCCAATTCGACTTGTCGGAACCTACGATCTCGCTTTTGCCCAACCATTTCGCCAAAGCTTCCAAGTGGCCTGGATTGCCTGGCGAAAAACCGAACTTGACTGGGGATTGCACCCAATTCTTGCTCAGCGTGTCCAAAAAGTTCAAAAAGATGGCGGCGTGTTTCAGCAGCTTGTGGACTGGCAAACCAACGATGATTCGTGGCATTCCCATCTTGAGCTTCTTCTTCTTGGTGGGCTCGGCCTTGATGAAGACCTTCAAGAAGAATGGCAAGCACCACTCGTGCAACACCATGCGAGCGAGTCCGGCAACTCCGTAGTTGCGCAAGACCGCTTCATTGTTGGGCATGCCCAACTCGCAATGCGGATAGCCGGCTGACTTGCCGGCCTTGCACACCGTTGAGTTGATCAATTTTTCGATGTACTCTTGGGTTTTATACCCTGCATCAGGGCTCCAAGTATTCGCTTGCATCATGGTAGCAACGAGCGAAGTAGCTCTCTCCACTTCATTCTGAGTGGGAGGCTTCTCGATCATACTAACGCGCTCATGGAACAGTTCGAGATGCTTCGTCAGCGACTGCCTTTCTGACTCTTGAGTCATGTCCGGCCAGTCGAAAGCGCCAGGCTCGTAGCCCAGTCGCTCCATCTCATCCAAGTTCTTGTCCAACAACTGACTAACCTCCAAGTTTGGCTTTGGATTCGACGGACCCTTCCCAGGTTTCTCCATAGGAAGTTCGTCATAAGCACAACTCTTCGGCAGGTCGGCACGTTCGTCCTCATAACGATGATAACGTCGGGCGTGGTAAACGTCCAAACGTTCGTCTTGATCTCGGTCAAGATCCTTCTCATCGTAGTCCCCACGGCTTAGGCCATGGATAACGCGGCCATCCTCGAACTCAGCATACCACCGCCCGTTGGGCAGCTGGCCTCTTTGGGCGCTGCGTCCGTGAAACTTGTAGTCTTCTAGGAAGTCTTCTTCATCCGGCCTGCGGCTCTCTTGCGAGACAACCACAGTGGACAAAGCATCCTTGATGACTTCAATTCGAATCGCCACATTCTTGTCCAGGCCTGCACCGACGTGCATGCCGACCACACTACTGCCACAGAAGACGGGTGAACCCGAAAAACCTTTCCGGGTAGAAGCTGTGTGCCAAAGCTCAATGGGTCCGCTGCTCGGCATAGTATGCCCAGTAGCTGTGACTAACAAGCCCTTGTCACCAAAGCCAGCCACACTAACATGTTGCTTGTACATGCTGTGCAGTCTAGTTGAAGCGCTAGTAACGCCAATCTTAGACCACTGCTGCTTTGTCAGCTCACAAGCAAAAACGTCCAACGAAAGGTCCTGAACCAAATTGGCTTCAGCATCGAAAAGGCTACGGCTCACCAAGGTGACCGACCCAACGACAAACTTCCCTTTGTTCGTTGCTTTCACAGGCGCCAAGTAAACGTCAGCCACGCTCGAACTCAATCCATTCGCCACGTGCCTAGCCGTAATCAAGGCGTCCCCCATCCGCCAGAAAACTCCCAAAACGTGCAAGTCGACACTATCAGTGGCCACCATGATGGCTCCAACTGGCCTTCTCGCACTGGGAAAGAATTCTGACCCAGGTACACTCATCTCCTCGACGATATCAACTTCACCGGTGACCACCACTGGTAAGGAGTAGTGCACACCACCAGCAACGACGTCGTAAACGACTCCGCGGTCGGTTGTGCGCGCTCCGATGAAGCGATCTGGCTCCCTCTTGCCGCTCGTTGTAACCACTCTCCGAGGAGAGCGCATGCAACTGAGCAAGCTAGAAACAAGGAGCAAGATCAACGCAATCTCAAGCGCAGCCTGCAGCTCTAGTGGCAGTGATCCATACCACTCTCCCAAGGAGCCAGCAGACTTCAAGACGGCAGTGAACAGGCCAAGCACACATCCCAGCATCACTTGCACTGCTCTAAAGCACGCCTGGGCCAAGGGTTCGTACTTATTCGGTCGCTCACCATCGAACCAGTCCGCCGCCTCGACCACTTGGCCGCGAGCGATGAGAACAAAGAGAGCCGCTCTGAGTTGTTGCATCATTCTGTGCTTCTTCCCATACGCGCTCACGAACTGTTCTCGCTCCCGGCCCGTCGCCTCGCGTTGAAACCACCCACTAGTGGGCAGCGGGGTCGTTTCCACTCGAAACCGCGGTGAGCTCTGGATGTCATGGCCCAACACCGTAAACGGCAGGTACCAACGCGCAGCCTCCAGCAGGGCCACCTCGTGAGTAAACCCTTGCTGCATTAGGTTGCGGTACACCCAAAAGTGGGTGGCATCCTTCGCTTCCTTCACACTGCGGTCCCCAGACAAACCAAGCTCAGCACGGCCCGCCCAACCGTCCTTCTTGCAAAAAGACAGGGCTTGCTCCCGCGCAACGCTGGCGTGGACGATCTGAGGGAAAGTCCAACCTTCCTTGAAGGTGGCACTCTCCGCCCATTCTCCCCACAAGGAACCCGCCAGTTTGTGCACGGGTCCTTCTCTCGCGTAAGCACCTTCTTCGGCGCGAAAATCTTGCATCACGTTCCTCTCTACCTCGTGGGCGAATCCAGGTGATGCTCTTGCTTTCGTAAAG